GGGAGCGGGACTGCAACGCTGGCCCTGCGTTTCCCGCCTCTCGCCAATCTGGTGCAGGCCCTGGTCACCAAGGAAACCACCGAGGCGGTGACGCATGGCCCCTCGGTCGGCGCCATGGACCTGCTCTCCAACGACAGCGTGACGGCGCTGGTCGAGGTACGCCAGGGCGTCACAGTCTACACCGCCGGCACCGACTACACCTTGAACGCCGACCGTGTCGACTGGACGCCGGGCGGTGCGGAGCCGGCGCCGGGCTCCAGCTATCAGGTCACCTATCGGTTTCGCGATGCGGTCGCGCCGGTCTCGACCACCGACAGCACCGTGACCCTGGCGGGCGGCGTGACCGGCGGCGAAGTGCTGCTGACCTATGATTACAAGCTGCCGCGGACCGACCTGATCTGCCTCGATCCGGACGGGCGCGGCGTCTACATCGAGGGCCTGTCGAGCCGCTCGCGCCCTGTTCCGCCGGCCGCACCCGCCACGCACCTGCCGCTTGCCGAGGTTCACAACACGTGGGTTGGCGCGCCGCGCATCGTCAACTCTGGGGTCCGGGCTTATCCGTTCACCTCAATCGACCGGATGTACAAGCGCCTGGTAGACGTGCTCGACCTGGTCGCGCTGGAACGTTTGCGCCGGGACATCGACTCGCGCGAGCCGGTCGCCAAGCGCGGCGTCTTCGTCGACCCTTTCATGAACGACCGCTGGCGCGATGCCGGCATCGGTCAGGATGCGGCCTTGTTCGGCGGCTCGTGTCAGCTTGCCATCGATCCGACCTTGCACCGGCTCGGCCCGGCACGGCCGCTGCTGCTGGACTGGACGTCGGAGCCGGTGATCGCGCAGCCGCTGGCAACCACTTGCCGCCTGATCAATCCCTATTCCAACTTCACGCCGCTGCCGGCGGCCCTGGAGTTGGATCCGGCAGTCGACCTGTGGGTCGAGACGCGCACCGAATGGCTCTCGCCGTCAACGGCCGTGTTCGGGGCGGGCAATCAGGCTCGCACCACATCGACCACGGAAGTCGTGGACGACCGGGAGGAGCTTGCCGAGTTCCTCCGCGCGATCAACGTCGCCTTTACGGTTCGGGGTTTTGGGGCCGGCGAGACGCTGGACGAGCTGACCTTCGACGGGGTGGACGTGACGCCGGCGCCCGCGCTGGTGGCGGATGCAGCCGGCGAGATCTCCGGCACCATCGCCATTGCCGCCGAGACCTACCCGGCCGGCCGCAAGCTGGTGCGCGCGGTCGGCGCGTCGGGCACCGAGGCGTCGGCGCTCTTCGTCGGTCAGGGGCGGATCGAGGTGACGGTCATGCGCCAGATCACGACGGTGACCCGGTGGAGCGACCCGCCGGCCTCCAGCGTCACCGGCGGCACCGAGCCGACCGGCGACGGCGGCGGCAGCGGCGCGGACCCGCTGGCCCAGACCTTCACGCTGCCGGCCGGACAGGGCCGGCACCTTGCGGCAGTGGTGGTGCGGGTCTGCGCGGTCGGCGATCCGACAAGCCCGATCCTTGTCGAAGTCCGGCCCTGCTCGCAGGGCCTGCCGACAGCCGAGATCCTCAGCCAGGCCTACGTCGAGATGAGCGGCGTCGTGATCGGCCAGCCGACCGTGGTGCCTCTGCCCGAACCGCTGTGGCTGTCGGCCGGCCGCGAATACTGTTTTATCATCAAGAGCGACGACGCCGAGCATGCGATCTCGGCAGCGGCCATCGGCGCCTTCGACGCGGCCGCGCAAGCCTGGGTGGCAGCGCAGCCCTATCCGGTCGGCGTCCTGCTCTCGTCGAGCAATGCAAGCACGTGGACGGCGCATCAGGACGAGGACCTGACTTTCGAGCTGCGGGCGGCGCGCTTTGCGCCGACGACGAAGCGGATCTCGCTCGGCCAGGTCGACCTGGTCGACTGCACGGACCTGATCATTCGCGCCGTCACCGATCTGCCGACGGCCGAGTGTTCGGTCGTCTTCGAGATCGAGCGGCCGGGCGGCGCCATCTGGCGCATGGTGCCCGATCAGGTTCTGGAGCTGACCGAGCGCGTCACCGAGACCGTCGTCGTCTACGCCGTCCTTCGCGGCACCGAGACGGCGAGCCCGACACTCTTCCCGGGTGTCCAGCTGATCGCGGGCAGTCTTCGCGATACGGCGACCTATGTCTCGCGGGCCTTCCCGGTCGCCGGTGCCGAGCGCATCCCCGTGCGCCTGAAGGCATTGCTGCCGGCGGGCTCCGGCCTGACGGTCGAACTCCAGCGCGGCGGCGCCTGGGAGACGATCCCGCTCGTCGAAACCGAGATCCTCGAAGCGGGTGGCTGGGTCGACCGATCCCACCAGATCGACCCGCTCGACCCGCAGCCGGCCTGGGGTGCCGAGACCCGTGTCCGGCTGACGCTGACCGGCAGTCCCGCCGCGCGCCCGGCGCTCGCGGATCTCCGCGTCGCCACGATCTAAGGAGCTGATCATGGTCGCCAACACAACGCCGAACCGCGGCTATCAGCTGCCCGATGCCAGAAACAACGTGAACGAGGACATTTATCGGCTGATCAATGCCTTGCTCGCCCTCGATGTGGACATCGCCACGCTGCTCAGTGCCCTGGCCGGCAAGGCGAACACGGGCCACACCCACGGGCTGGGGGACGTCGCCGGCCTCCAGACCGCCCTCGATGGCAAGGCGTCGAGTGCCCACACCCACACGCTTGCGGGGCTGGCGGATGTCGAGATCGCCGGGGCGCCGGCCGGCCGGCCGCTGACGACGCAGGCATCGGGCAAGATCGGCATCGGCGACGAACCCGCGCCGAAGGTGCATGGTCACGAGATCGCGGCAATCGTCGGCCTTGCCGCTGCCCTTGCTGCCCTGGCGCCGAAGAACGCCCCGACCTTCACGAACGGCCTCACGGTCGGTAGCGGCAACTCGACGTTCAACGGCTTGATCCAGGCGATCTATGGGCAGATCCGCGGTGAGTTTCCGGGCCTCGATTACGTGAACCTGCTGCGCGAGGTCACGCATCGGGTCCGCACGGTGATGACGACGGCGGGATACAAGCGCCAGAGCTACACCGAAACTGCGAACCCGAGCGCGCCGACCTTCGTCGCGGACGACTACATCGCAACGGCGGGGCCGAACGGTGTGACGCAGCACCAGTGGAACCTTGCCGGCGTCCTCGGCATGCGCCTCAATAGCACTACAGGGCTGACCCTGGCGGTGCCGCTCGATGCGGCCTCGATCAAGATCGGCGGGGCGCCGCTCGCGCTCCCCAAGTCGTACAAGAGCCCCGAGCAGACCATCACCAGCAGCGGCCCGCTTGTGCTTGCTCACGGTCTGGGCGTGGCGCCGAACTTCGTGACGGCCGAGCTGGTCTGCAAGACGGCCGACCTCAATCATGCCATCGGCGACGTCGTGCCCCTCGGCTTGATCAGCCCCGGTCAGCAGGTCACGACGTCCCTCGGTACCTATACGGGGCTAGGAGTGGTGGTCGACGCCACCAATCTGACCTGCCGCTACGCGGACAGCCCCAATGTGTTCGAGATCATGAACAAGAACGGCGGCTTCATCCAACCGATCAACCCGGCGCGCTGGCGTCTTATCGTGAGGGCCTTCGCATGATCACCCGGTATTACGTCGACGCCGCCGGCCTCTATCTGGGTGCTTATTCGCCGGCTCCCCCTTACGAGGTGCGCACCGAGCGCCCGCCCGTCCTCGATCACCTGACCGGCGAGTACATGCTGCAAGAGCCGCTGATCGAGGAGGTAACGCCCGAGCTGGTGCCGCCGGCCGGCGGCATCGAGGTGCCGCACCCGCCCGCTCATGGACGGGCCGTGTGGGACTTCGACACCGAGACCTGGCAGGAGCCCGCGCCGGTGCTGTCGACGATCACCGCCCGCCAGTGCCGCCTGATGCTGCTCAATGTCGGCATCACGCCCGCCATGGTAGAGGCGGAGATCGCCGCCATCGAGGACGCCGGGGACCGCGAACGCGCACGGGTGGAATGGGAGTACGCCTCGACCTACGAGCGCGATCACCCGCTCATCGACCAGATGGCCGAGGCCTTCGAGCTGCCGGCGCCCCAGGTCGACGCCCTCTGGATCGCGGCCGCGGATCTCTAAGCCGCGTTGCCAAGCGGGCGGGTTTCGTGGCAGCTTCGAAGGGCCTTCGAAGGTGCTCCCCTTTCGCCATGAGGACAGTGGCTGACACGCGTCAGCCCCGTCCCCGCGCCGGTTCGGCCGATCCTTGCCGCTGAGTGATCTTCACCAGCAGCGAAAGGCTCGCCATGAGCGCCACCGTGCCCAATGTCGGCGTCCGCGTCTTCTCCGATCTCACACCGACCATTGCGTCGATCAACGCGCGCCAGACCTATGCGTTCATGTGTCTGCCGGCACCCGATGCGGATGCGTCGATCGAGATGCACAAGCCTGTCGTCGTGTCGACCGAGGACCCGGAGGCGATCGCCCTGCTGGGAGACGGCATCGCCAAGGATGCGATCACGCAGATCGCATCCGAAGGCATCTCCACCGACATCATCTTTTCGCGCTGCGAGGAAGGGGCGGACGAAGAGGCGCAGCTCGGGCATATCGCCGGCGATGCCGCGCTCAAGACGGGGATCTGGGCCGCGCTCGAGGCGCTGTCCGAGACCGGGCTGGAGCCGGGCCTGCTGCTGGCTCCCGGCTACACGTCGCAGCGGCCGGGCGATGCGGCGAACCCGGTTCTGACCGCCGCCGATGCGATCTGCGACAAGATCATCGACTGCATGGCGATCGGCGATGCGCCCGGCACCACTCGCGAAGAGGCGGCAGCTGCGGCGGCCGACTTCGCCACCTCCCTCAACATCATGATGGGCTGGCCTCAGGTGCGGGTCTGGCGAAACGGCGCGGATGCCGTCGCGCCGATGTCGCCGTCCTGGGCTGCGGCGATCCTGCGCCGCGATGCCGAGGTCGGCAATCCGTACAAGGCGGCCTGGAACCGGCCGTTGAAGGGAATTCGCGGCGTCGCCACGCGCGTCAGCCATCGCGACGGCGACCCGACTTCCGACAGCAACTTCCTCGCCCAGGCGGGTGTCGGGACGATCATCGAGAACAAGCTGCTTTGGGCGCCGTTCTCGACCGCCACCGACCCGACCGTGCGGGACTATCGCTCGATCAAGCGCATTCGCACCCGGCGCTCTGTCGAGAAAGCGTTCCTGCGCGCCATGCGGAAATACAACGCGCAGGATCTCGGGCCGCATCTGGCGACGCTGATCTTTCAGACCATCTCCGAGGCCTGCGCCGAGCGGCAGGCGATCGGTGCACTGATCGACTACGAGGTCATCTGGGACCGGAAGCTGAACCCGAACACGCTGCTGCGCGACGGCGGCTTGCGCGTAAAGCTCCGCTTCGAGGAGACGCCGGACCTGGTCGATCTGGGGATCTACACCGAGCCGCAGCCGGAGGCGTTCGACCTGCTGGCAGAGAACATCGCCGCCGCGCTCGAGGCGCTCGGCGATCCCAATATCCGCGTGACCGCCTGAAGGAGCTCCTGAGACATGGACAGCATCATCTACGGCGCAAACTGGTACGTCGACACGCTCAACCAGCGGCTTCGCCTGGCATCGGTCAAGATGCCGGACCTGAACCGCGCCCAGGACACGATCACGCTCGGCGGCGGGTGGTTCAACTTCTCGCATCCGGGCGAGATCGAGCCGATGACCTCGCCGTTCTCACTGCATGGCTCGCATGACGACGTCCGCTCGCTGTTCGGCCGGGAGGCCGGCGACTGGACGACGTTCTATTATTACGAGCGTCTGCGCGACATCCAGAACGGGCTCAACAAGGGGCGCGTGGTGATCCTGAAGGGCCTGGTCGGCCGGGTCAGCCAGCCGCAGGTGAGCGGCAAGCGGGGCGGCCAGACCGAATACGAGGTGTCCTCGATCGTCTCCTATCAGGACATTGTCGACGGCAAGCGGATCCACCAATTCGACTTCTTCGCCAACAGGCTGGTCATCAACGGGGTCGACTACGCAGCCGACCACAACCGCATCATCGCGGCGTGAGGTGGGTATGAGCGACAAGCACGGCAACGCCGATCGTCTCGATGTCGACATTTCAGAGATCCCGCTTCCGCCGGACGAACTGACGGAGGCGCTCGACAACAGCCGGCCGGAGGCTGGCCGACCGCTCGCAGAAAAGCCCGAAGTCGCCGCGCTGGACTTCCTGTCGGACGCCGGGACGCGCGAGGCGGATATCCCTCTCGATCATCCGTTCAGCCTCGACGGGCGGGACATCCGCACGATCAAGGTGCGCAAGTTGACCGTGATCGAAGTGGCCGAGGTGTCGAGCCGGGCCGGCAAGACCGGCTTCGATCTCTACGACATCTATGCGGCCATGACCGGGCTTCCGGCTGCCGTGTTGCGGGGCCTGCTGGACGATGACGGCGAGGCCGTGATCGGCAAGGCCTACGATTTTTTGCCCCGCGCCTTCCGGACGGAGGGCGACTGACCGCAGCTCCCTCGGATTGGCGGCCGATCGCCGCCCGGGTGGCCGCAATGCTCCACACGCCGCTGCCGGTTGTGCTGGCGATGGATTGGGATGACTGCCTGCTCTGGTGGCACGAGGCGGATCGCATCCATTCCGAAACCTTCGGCCTGATGGCGGGTCGATCGGGTGGACGACCCGTAGGAAGATGAGAAGGCGCGCAAGTGAGCGATCTCGACGTTTCCGTCCGGCTCCGCCTCGATAACCAGCTCTCCCGCGAAGCCGACCGTGCAGAGCGCGACCTGAAGGCCGTCAGGAAGGCGGCCGAAGGCCTCAACCGGCGCACCGGCAACGGCCTTGACCGCGAGCTTGGCGACGTTTCGCGCAAGGCACGGGAAGCCGGCAAGGCCCTGGACCTGCCCGCCGACAAGATGCGGGCACTCAACCGGCTGACGACCGACAAGGTGTCATCCGAACTCGGTGCCCTGAGAACTGTCAGCGACCAGCTCGGCAACAAGCTGAAGGTGCCGGGCGACCGGCTGCGCGAACTCAACCGGATCAGCACCGATCGCGTGCAGGGCGAAATCCGCTCGCTCACCGGCGTCTCCGAGCAGCTCGGGACGAAGATCGGTGCGGCGTTGGCCGACTTGCGGAATGTCGACACGATCACCACGAACCGCGTCGAGGCGGAGTTCAAGTCGCTCGGCAAGACGATCGACGACGCTTCATCCCGCCTCGACAGGTTGCGCAAGGCGTCAGGTCAGGGCTCCGGCGGCGAAGGTTCGCCGACCGGCCAGGGCTCCGGCGGGCGTGGCCCGTCGAGCAAGCCACGTGGCACAAGCGGCAAGGAGGCCGCCGGCGCCTTCTACGACCGGACCCCGATGGGCGCTTATGTGCCGCTCGGATCAGGCGGCGCGACCGCTGCCGGTGCTGGCGTCGCCGCCGCTGGTCTGGCGGCCGTCCAGGGTTTTCGAAAGTACGCGAGTGCTGATCGACGCATGACCGTTCTCGGTTTGAACGTGGGAGCTCCGGAGGAGGAGACCCAGCGCGTCGGCAGTGAAGTGCGGAGAATGGCCGTCAACCTCGGCATACCGCATGAACAGGCCGTCTCGGGACTGGAAGACATCGTCGCTGCTGGTGTCGAGACGCTGGACGAAGCGCTGGCGATGCTGCCCACCGCACTCAAGGCCGCGATGTCGTCCGGCACGCCGTCAGCTCAGATGGCCACCGCAATCAAGGCGGCGCAGGACAGCATGGGCATGGATGTCAGTCAGTTGCCGCTGGCAGCCGATACGATCCTGACCGGCGGCCGGATGGGGAAGTTCGAGGTCGAGGACATGGCGCGTCATCTGCCATCGCTGCTGCCTCTCGCGGCGAGCCAGCTCGGATATTCCGGCCTGTCCGGGTTGCAGACGGTTGCCGCCGACCTGCAGACGGTGCGCGACAAGTCCGGCACGAGCGAGGAGGCCGCCGTCAGGGTCGCGGACTTCTATTCCAAGATTTTCAGCGAGGCGACGCAGAAGAACTTTGCCGATGCAGGTTTCAACCTGAAGCGCACCGTGGATACGGCCGTCATGCAGGGGCAGGATCCGGTCGCGGCGGCGATCGAACTCACCCGCAAGGCAGTCGAAAAAGACCCGACCAGCCTCACCAACCTGTACACGGACAAGGAGTCGCGAATGGCGGCGATGGCGTTCCTTGCCGATCCGGGCGCGCGTGACCGCTATCGAGACGGGATGAAGGGTGCAGCCGGAACCACCGACGAGAGCTTTCGCCGGGTCACGAACGACGCTCAGGCGTCGATCGACCGGCTGTCCAACGGCTTTTCCGGAAGCATGCGCGGGTTCGGCGGCCTTCTGGACAAAATCGGCGCCTCCTGGCTTCTCAATACGACCGGCAACGCCCTGAACAATATTGCCGAAGACGGGATCATGGCCTTTCCCCAGGCGCGGGTTTACGACCGCTACTGGAACAAGGGGGCGGTGCCCTGGTTGCTCGGGCTGGCCGGCCTGGGGGCTGACGGAACGTCGCAGAAGCCTGCACAGTCGCAGAAGCGCGCACCGTCGCCGGCCGTCTCGCCGTTTCCCGGTGCGGATCTGAGCGATCCGGGACAGGCGCTCGAAAACTATCTTCAGGCTCCCTCGAGCATTCCCGTTCCGATGCCGAAGCCGAAGCTCGACAAGCTCTCGGGCACGCTCGGGGCGGCCGGTGCAGAGGCCGGCCGTGATTTTGCCGCCGCTCTCGGTGCCGAGGCCGAACGTGCCGGCGCGATCGCCGACGAGCTGAAGGTCCGGTTCTCCTTCAATGCCACGCCGACGATCTCGCCGAACTTCACCGCGGCAACACCCACGCCGACCGCGGCGCGCGGTGGCGGCGGTGGTGGTAGCGGTGCGACCACCATCAACCAGCGGATCAACGGCGCGGGCGACCCGGTACGAACGGCGAGGGCCGTTGTGCGCGAGCAGAACCGGGCAGTACGCGCCGCGCGCGCGAGGGCGCTGCATGACACGGGGAGCTTCGCATGAGCACCCTGATCTCTGTCGGCGCCGCACCGCTCCGGTTGATCGGCCTGAACCCGCAGCGCCTGTCCCACCAGAGCGAGACGCGGCTTCCAGGCCGGGCGACCTTTACCGGCATGGACTATCAGGCTACCGGCCGCGGCGAGCGCCTGGCGCGGATCGAGGTTCTGACCCTGCCGCATGTTTTCGGGGGGCTCGACGCTCTTGGCTGGCTCGAGGCCCACCATCTGAACCAGGACCCCGTCACCTATTTCCGTCTGGAGGCGAACTATCTCGGCCGCCTGTTGGGCCAGGTGGTGATCCGCGAGCTCTACGTGGATGAGGAGCGGCTGCACCCCTTCACGGGACGCGGCCGCATGCTGACGGCCGAGCTCGGCCTGGTGTTCGTGTGAGGTCTGTGATGAGCGAGATAATCGGCACCTATGTCGTCACCGAAGACGAGGAGCGTATCGACCGGATTGCACGGTCGATCTATGGCGAAGAAGGCAACGGAGCGGTCGAGCTGCTGCTTCAGGCCAATCCCGGCATCCTGGAGCGATCGACCTCGGAACCCGGCACGTTTCCGTTCGGCACCGTCCTTCAGGTTCCGCCCCGGCCGGTGCCGCAGGACGACAGCCTCGTGAGGCCCTGGCAATGAGCGTGCGCCGGCCGATCGTCACGGTCATCGGGCCGTCCGGACGCGATCTCGTGCCTTTTTGGGGAACGACCTTGCTCGGCGTCACCATCACCGATCAGGCCGGGTACGAGAGCGACGAGGCAGTCCTTCGGTTCACGGCGCCTCCCTTCGTTCCCCCGGCAAAGGGCACGCGCTACACCGTGAGCGCGGGATGGGCGCGCGACGCGCTCGCCATGACCGGCACCTATACCGTCAGCCGGGTGCGCTTCGTCGGCGATCCCGAGCGGGGCGAGATGATGGAAGCGGTTTGCCGCGCGGCGGATTTTCTCGACAAGATGAAGGCGAGCGGGTCGAAACACTACGATCCGAAGAACGGCTTCGGCACCGCCGGGAAGATCTTCCGCGCCCTGGCCGCCGAGGCCGGCGTGCCGGCGGTCATCGCCTCGGAGATCGATGCAATCGAGATCCCGTATCGCCTGCGCTGGAACCAGAGCCTGCTCGACTTCGCCACGGATCTCGCCGACGAGGTCGGGGCGATCGTCAAGCCGCAGGCCGGAAAGTTCGTGGTCCTGGCGCGCGGCGACGGGAAGTCGGGAAGCGGCAAGGCTCTGCCGCAGATCACAATCCAGCACGATCCCTCCTATGCCTGGTCTGTCGACATCGAGGAGCGCAGCTCGGTCGAGCGGACCGAAATGGCGTGGTTCGATGCCAAGGCAGGCCGCATGAGGAACGAGAAGGCGGAGACCGGCCGCAAGGGCGGCCGCAGCGCGGGCATGCACCCGCAGCCGTCGAAGGAGGAAGCGCGCAAGGGCGCTAGTGCCCGCGCCCAGGAGCTCTCGCGCTTCACCGGCACCGCTTCATTCGAAGGGCCAGGACGCCCCGAGGCAGTTGCCGGCGCTCCGCTGAAGTGCAGCGGGTTCGGCGAGACGATCGACGGCATCGAATGGGAGGCCGCCGGCATCACCCACGAGATCGAGCCGGAAGACGGCTGGATCACGACCATCGAAGCGCAAACGAGGGAGAAAGCGAGCTAGAGGCGGTCGCCGACAGGCGGCCGTCTTTCCTGCCCTTGTAAGTGAGGAGCGGGGAGCCCGGAATGCAACTTCCGGACCGTGGGGTCTAGAGCCAACCAGTCCCCCACACGCTGCAAGCAGCCCTCAACAGCGACCCCGCCGCTTCTGCTGACCCGATGGAAGAGATCGGCAGCGGGGTCTGTCTATTTGAGGTAGAGAGTGGAGTCCATCCGATGCGCGAGCTGCCGGCGTCTCTTGATGAAGGCGGCCGCCAGAGCGATATCTGGCACCATCGAGATCAAGTGCCCGCGATGCGGGACGATCAATGCATTGAGGCCCACAGAGCCCCGACAGGAACGCCCGTCGAGCGTCGAGAAGTGAGTTTCTTGATGCTTTGGCAGATGCACAACGTCGACGCCCTATCATGGCTGAGCGAGCAGACCTCGGCCGAGTTCGATGCACTGGCAACAGACCCGCCGTACTCGTCAGGCGGGTTGCACACGAAAGACCGAGTGAAGGACAGCGCGAACAACAAATATCTGAACACACCGGCCCTCTATCCCGAGTTCGCAGGCGAGAACCGCGACCAGTATTCCTATCTGCACTGGTCGGTGCTTTGGCTGACAGAGGCCCACCGCCTCCTGCGTCCCGGCTCGCCAGTCTTGCTCTTCTCCGATTGGCGGCAGCTGCCGACCATGACGACGGCGCTTCAGGCCGCAGGCTTCGTCTGGCGAGGTGTTGTCGCCTGGGACAAGACGGAAGCGAACCGGCCGCAAAAGGGGCGCTTCCGACAGCAGTCGGAATTCGTGATCTGGGGTTCAAAGGGACCATGGCACGACAAAGACGGGCCAACCCATCCGGGCGTCTTCCGGTTCGCGGTCAATGCGGGCGGGCGGAAACTGCACACCACGGGCAAGCCTTTGCCTCTGATGGAGGCGCTGGTGAAGGTCTGCCCCTCCGGTACGGTCCTTGATCCGTTCGCTGGCTCCGGAACGACCGGCGTCGCAGCAGTGAGAAGCGGTCGGCGGTTCGTCGGATGCGAGCGCGAGGAGGCGTACTACAAGATCGCCTGCGAAAGGCTCGCCGGGCTTTGA